TTCTATCTTTATATTGTTCATAATCTGAAGCACCAAAATGTATTTTGCGTATTTTTTTTGTTGCTTTATTTTGAATATATGCAGTATATTTTTTGCCACTAATTTTGCTTTTTTCAAATTTAATTAGCGTTTCTTTCATTTTTATATATATATAATAAAGATATATAAAGATAATATTACAAAATATATTTTATAACCCTATATTATAGCAATATTATGCCTACGCATATACCTATAAAATATTTGCCTAAAAGGCTTAGTTTTAGAGACAGAAAACGGCAACTTAGACAGCTTAAGAGATCGCGTAATGCTTATAAGAAGCATATTTATATTACACGTAAAAAGGTTAAATCATATAAATCCAAAAAATCAAAGCACATATTAAAAGCGGAGCGTATATATAAATTGGCTAATCTCTCTATAAATGCCAATCTCTCTAGAAAGACGGGGTGCTCTATAAATTCGCTGCGCAAAATTATGAAAAAAGGGCAAGGAGCGTATTATTCTTCTGGGTCAAGACCCAACCAAACGGCACATAGTTGGGGATTAGCCCGCCTAGCAAGCTCAATAAGTGGCGGGAAAGCGGCAGCAGTTGATTATAACATATTAAAGTCCGGTTGCTCACATAATTCTAAGGCTTTAAAATTGGCAAATCAAGCAAAGAAAAAGCATGGGCATGGTACTCGTAAGGTGCCTAAAACAATATTATAGCTAATTCTTTATATTTGTTTTACTATATATAATTCCGCCATGTTAGCGCTGCCACATTAGCCCCGCAAGCCCGTTTTGAAATACTAATAAATTATATTTTTCTTCAATAACATATAAATTATAATAATATTTATAAATATTTGTAGGGTCTTTTGAAACGCCTATTACTACTCCAGTTAATGGATCACATATTGGTATAAAAGCAGCACTCGCATCTAATGGCGGATTACTATAATTATTATATTCAAATTCAATTGTTTTGAAAAAATTAGTATTAAATGCTCCATTAGGCTGCTGCTTAAACGGATCACTTGTTAACCCAAAATTATAACAATATAAACCCACCTTTGAACATGATCCGTTAGATTTACCATACTTTTCCAATTTACTAAATATGGCACTATCAAAATCATATTCTCTGTATTTACCATCACAAATTATTGCAAAGTTTTTCAGTATTTCGCACTGATTTGTTTGCTCAGTTGCAGATGGACTATTGCCCGTAATATAAATATTTCTTGAAATATCGGAACTATAACTAAATAATGGACTATAATATTTATGATTATTAATATATAATTTTTGTAAATCATTTGGGATCTTATTTTCATACAACCAATTTGTATAATTAGACCACTCATTGCGCTCTTTAACATCGCTTCTTTGAAAATACCACATCCAATTTTTTATTAATCCGTTAGACTCCAACTTAATTTTATTAGATTTAATAACTTTCTCAAACGCATATTCATTAACTTCACGAATTAAATAAGTTTGGCTATTTTGCGCAAAATATGTTCGCTCTTGTTCGCCTAAAAAACATTGCGTACATATTAAATGAATATCGCTGTTAATTCGCGACGGCAAATCTTTATAGCTATCAACATCTTTTACTAATTCACTTTCTGGTGGAGGATTAATAAACCTTTTAAATTGGTATTCTATTATGTTTTGGTTTGCTTGTATTTGCGGATAATTATTATATGGTATACTATTTCTTGGATTACTATATAATACGTCTTTTATTGTAAATAACTCTTGTAATGGTCTTAATGTAAAATTAATCACTAATTCACTATATTGTAAACAAATCAATGGAAATGCCATTATTGAAGACAATGTAAACCATGAATTTATTGGTATATATAAACTATATTCACGGATTGAGGGTTCTATTCCGCTTATATCAGAAGACCCGTCTTTGTAGACACTTGGATAATTATTATTTCTATTATTGTAATTTGCCGGATCGTTTAACTCATCAATATGACCAGTCATAATATCAAATAGCCCTTTCTTGTGTGCATCATAATCACGCTCTACAATGTTTTGTAAATAATGTCCGCTAAATTTTTGAATTATTGAACCATTTATAGTTATATTGACACTTTCAATAATTTGACATCCAATATGTTTTATCCACTTAAACTCATATGGCCTGTATTCGCTAACACTAGACGTAATATTAGAAGTAATACCAGAACTAGATGTAGTCCTAGTAGTACTAGTAGTAGTATATTTCAATATTGGACTATATATTCTTGGCAATTTTACAACTAAATAAGTATCCATTAATAAATCGCCGTAACGCTGTATTTTAAAACTATAGCTCGAGCTTTTAGTTATATCTAATTCCATTTGTCCTGTTTGGTCTATTCTAAATTTTTGTAATCCAAAATTAGTATACTTATAATATGCAGATTTAAAAAAGGTATTGGTAGGATTGCCTGTCAAAATAATATTTTGATTTCCTAATGCTATTAAATTTAATAATCCTCCTGCCATATTATATTATATTATTTTATATAATATATATTATTTATTTATATAATATAATATAATATATTTATGTTATAATCTGTATTTTTAAATTAAATTTAACAATAATATATTATAATATATTATATAAAATAATATAATATAATATGGTTTCTCGATTAATGGATTTAGATAGTAATCAATATTTTTATATAACATTAGTAATAATTATATTTATATTATTAATTCTATTTAGCTGGGTTGCAAATAGACTAGGTTTAAAAGAAAGGTCGTGTGATAAATTAGCAAGATATTGGCCGGCATTAACAAATACTTCCTATTTTAGCTCACAAACAATGTTAAAATCCGACGCTAGAGATTTTTTTGACGGCTCTTCTTGCAAATTAATAAATTATCATATCAAAAGTGCTTATAATTGTTGCTGTGGAGATGGCTACAAAAACAATTTTGTGGCTTTATGTGCTTTAGAAAAAGCAATTGCTAATGGTTGTCGATTTTTAGATTTTGAGATCTATTCATATAATAATAACCCTATTGTTGCGTCGTCAACTGCTGAAAATAATTATATTAAAGAAACTTATAATTCGCTTTTATTAGAAGAAGTGCTAATTACAATTAAAGAAAAAGGTTTTAATCCAGTATCAACCAATTGCGCAAATGACCCCTTAATATTAAATTTTAGAGTTATGAGCACAAATGTGCCTATGCTTAAGACTATGGGAGACTTAATTAAAAGACATTTACATAGCTCTAATCAGTCATTCACATGTTCCACTAAAAAAGATATGAATCTTTTAAATACTAACATGAAAGACTTATATCAAAAATTAATTATTATTTGTGACTTTAATCCGCAACCTAGCATTATTACAACAACAGCCGATTTACAAAACTTGAATAGCTATATTAACTTAAAAGCAAAAGGAACATATTGTCATACGTATAGGTATAATCAAATTGTTTCAAAAAAAGGTTCTGCACAATTTTTAGCAACCACAAAGTCTAAATTTGTAATAGTATTGCCTAATTTAGATAATTCAATAATAAACTTTGATGCAACAACATCATTTGATACAGGTTGTCAGGCAATATGTATGAAACATCAAAATATAGATAATAACTTACTTGGATATAATGGATTGTTTAAATTACAAAAAAACTTTTCTTGGATTAAAAAGAAGCGCGCTTTATTAAATGTTGATGTTCCAGAACCAATAGTATATGATGCAACTCTTGATTATAAAAATGTTTCGATCTTTGATCAATGATGTCTCATTATGCTATCAATAAGTCTACATTATATTATATTATTATTATTATATTGTTTTGTTATATATTATTATTTACAATAATTATAAATGTTGTAAATATACATTTTTATATTTCTTTATATTAAAGTATAAACAAATATATGGCAGAAACATTTGAAGAAAAAGAATTACAAATATTGAGAGATGCTGTGGATAATGCTACTGAGCTTAGCGGCATTAAACTTGCTCAATCGGAAACTATAAAAAAAATAATAGGCATATTAGAACATTTCTTAAGGACACATAAAACTCTATGTTATGGGGGGACTGCTATAAATAATATATTACCAGAACAATATAGATTTTATAATAAAGATATTGAAATACCGGATTATGACTTTTTTTCGCCATATGCCATGGACTATTCGAGAGATTTAGCAAATATTTATTATAAAGCTGGCTACGAAGAAGTTGAAGCAAAGTCGGGTGTTCATAGTGGCACATATAAAGTATATGTGAATTTTATTCCTATTGCTGACATTACATACATGGACAACAATCTATTTAATAATATATACAAAAAAGCTATTAAAATTAATGCCATTAATTATTGTCCTCCTAATTTTTTGCGAATGGCCATGTATCAAGAGCTTTCTCGGCCGATGGGTGATGTATCGCGATGGGAAAAAGTTCTAAAACGTATTATATTGTTAAATAATAATTTTCCTCTTCGCGGGCTATCTTGTAAGCGTCAAGACTTTCAAAGACATTATGAGGGAAATAACAATGAACAAAACAAAATTTATGAGATCGCTAGAGGTTGTTTTATAAATCAAGGTTTGGTTTTCTTTGGCGGTTATGCAAGTGCACTATATAGTAAATATATGCCATATAAAGAAAGGAAACAAGCTGCAAATATTCCAGATTTTGATGTTATAAGTGAGGATCCTGAAACAAGTGCTAAAATATTAAAAGAGCAATTTAATTATGAGGGTTTTACAAATGTAAGTATTAATAAAAAGCCGCCTATTGGCGAATATATAGATATTCACTATGAAATTGTTGTAAATAAGGATGTAATAGCTTTTATTTATAAATCAACTGCATGCCATAGCTATAATATAATAGTTATTGATGGACAAAAAATAAAAGTGGCTACAATAGACACAATATTG